ACTAACCCCCTGTTTGGCTGAAGGATTCTAGGTATGCGAATACGACGCAAATGTCAATGGCGTTGGGTACGCTCCGAGTACGGGTGCAGGTTTCGAAGGAGATTCTGTGTTAAAACAGTTCTCCCTCCTGCTGTCCGTAAGCGGCGTCCCCGCCCGCCAAAGATGCGACGCATCAGGCCCCCAAGAAGGGCCCCGCTTCCACCTAGAAGTCAACCTTTGCCACGAAGACCCAGACGAAAGCGCCAGTGGGATCCAAGCGTAAAATCTCGACACGGAGACCGTGTTGATATTCGCGTTTGTTACCCGCAGTCGCTGACGGACCCTTTCGGGGGTCATTTCCACTACATCTTCCCTGATGAGGAAGTGTATTCTGGGACCCGTTACGAGCGCATTGAAGGACGCTCACGGAAATCGTCATGGCTAAACCCTGTGTTTCATGAGACAATTCATTGTCACATTGATCAACATAAGATCCCCCCTTATCTCGATGAGGGAGGTTTAGTTTGGAGCCGGCTATCAGCCGGAGATGGCGAATCTTCGTTTGTCCCCCGATCGATGATACATCGAGCGGTAGGGTTGCCTACTCTTGGTAGTCTCTCAGAGGCTGCAATTCGCGCACGAGTGCATGCAATTGCCGCACTTGATCCTGAGGTAGACTTATTTGCCTTTCTTGGTGAACTTCATGAAGGAGTCACCGGAGCGATTAAGTTCCTTTGGAAACTCAAGTGGAAAGCTTTCGAACTCCGCAATAACTGTATTTACTACTACGACAAATTCCGTAAGGAACGTCCTAACCTAAATACAGCTGCGTGCTGGAAGCTTGCCTGGGATTTCGGCGTCAAGCCGTTCCTTAGCGACCTAGAGGCTCTCGGTCAAGCCACTACTAAATCTATCAAAAGAATAGAGTGGCTCCGAAAGCGCAATGGAAAACCTACTCTTGTAAAGAGTAGATATAAGACCGACTCCTTTCAATTCGATCAACAGCCTGGCTGTTTGATTATAGATGAGGGAGCACCGGGATCATCCAGTGCACGGGCAGTTCGCACAGGCCTATTCATTCAGGTTGACGAAGTTGAATTTCCACCACAGATCACGTTTTGCGTGAGTAATTTGGTGAAGTTCGACATCCCGACAGAAGTTTTGGGACCTGCGAATACATTTAATAGGAAAGGTTGGGCTGCCGCTTATGGTATGTACAACCCTGTTGCTACAGCCTGGGAGCTTACAAAGTTCTCTTGGCTTATCGACTGGTTTGTAGGTTATCGTAACCGCGTCACCATCAGAGACCTCTCTTTATCACCACTCAAGGACGCCTCCGTCGTAGCGACTCTTACTTCAATAAAGATTCGATACTTCGGAAAAGTTTTCTTGGTTGTGGATGACGGTAAGGAGACCAGTGGCCACGGAGAATGGGGTGTACGTCCAAACTACACCTACATCGAAATTGGCAAATGGGACCTTAAACTATACCATCGCTTTCCGGGTGAGTTCTCGGAAGAATGGGCTCCTCAACTCAATGTTCCTATAGATTGGAACAAACTCGCACTCTCACTGGCGCTAATCGTCCAACGATTTCATCGTAGGGTAAGATAGCACCTTTTACTGCTGTGAAGCAGAGAAAGATACGATAAATGATTGCCGATCCACTTACACTCGCTCACCTCGGAACGAGCGTTACTCGAAACTTTGTCCGGACCATGCAAGACGGTTCTCAATCCGAATGGATAGAGACCGCCGTGCCCGGCCTAAAGGCAAAGGTGAGTCACGCTTACTCCGGGAAAAACAAGAGCACCCGTCGCTCGCTTCTCCAACTGCAACTGACGAAGGTCAGCGCCGAAGGAATCTCCGAGCAGGTCACCGCAAACTACACGCTGGCAGGTCCTACCGTTCGCACGGTAATCACTGACACTGAAGTTCGCGACCTGTTAGGTCTCATTCAGCTTTTCTCAGCAGTTGGTAGTGACGGCTGGTCCTCGAATGACCCGCTAAAGCGGTTTCTTCGAGGCGAGTACTAAAATTAGGGATCGGTCTAGGAGGAGTTTGTCACCGTTATGAACGGGCACACTGTTAGACCTAACCTTGACCATCTGGTCACTATGTCGTACATACGACTGTTCGCCGACCTCAAGGCCTCTCCGGCCTTGTCATGGACCGAAAAGGAGGAGCACTGTCTTGAAAAGGACCTTGCCACCATCCTCAAGCGATACAAAAACGAAGGCTGGCCGTTCATTTCAGAACGTCTGCCTAAGTTTGCGAAAGCGTTTGAACGATTCACGGAATGCGCGCATCAAGACGCGCTCGATGAATTACTCGAAGGGTTTCATCCTTTCTGTGATTTATCTGATCGCGGCTGTACTTATCGAGTACCAGCCTTTCTTCGTGTCTTTACTCAACGCATTGTTGGGTCAGACTCGGGAGCGATAGTAGGTGAAGCGTTACGTTCGGTACGACAGATCTGCTACCTCTTTTACAAATTCGAGATGGAGTGTCCGCCTGAGAAGGCCGACAAAGTTATCTCGGATTTTGTCTCGGTAGAGCAGCTCCTTCATGCCGAACTCTGTATCGATTCTCACGAGGGATTCCACATCGCTCGTGAGGTCGTACAGTCTGTTCTGGCAACCGTGGATTTCGAGAATTTAACCCCTCGCCACGGTCCGGGCTGTGTAGCAACTGGTGAAAAAGGGAACCAAAAATGGACATTCAAGCGTATCTACGCCAGTGTCCAGAAGAAGTACCCTTATTACAGTTACTACCCGGGGACTACGCTCTCTGCAGTTGCTGAAATCAGCGACTTACGCAGCCATTGGCCTGCGCATACCTCCCTTCAAAAGCCGTTCCGAACGGCTGGGCGGGCGAGACACATCACACTTGCTTCATTAGCCGGAGAATTCCGTGCTATGGAGCGCCTTGAGTATCCCACAGCCAAGTTAACGCTTGTGCCGAAAGATTCGCGCGGACCTCGTGTCATCAGCATGGAACCCTTAGAGGTCCAATACCTTCAACAAGGTTTGATGCACAATCTTGTTCGTGCCATCGAGGCTCACCCCCTTACGAAGGGGCGTGTGAACTTCCACGATCAGACCGTCAACGGACGGCTGGCGTTAGAGGCATCATGGACGCAAGAATATGCGACCCTTGACCTCAAGGAAGCCAGTGATCGCGTGTCAGTAAAGCTAGTTGAAGCCCTAACGGGTGAATACTATCCCTATCTGGCCGCGTTGCGTAGTCACGCAACGAAGTTGCCGAACGGTGAGGTGATTCATCTCGCTAAGTACGCTCCCATGGGAAGTGCTTTATGCTTTCCTGTGTTAAGCCTCGTTGTGTTTGCACTCGCTACAAGCGGGTGCCTAACGGGATCTGTTAGCTCTGATGTCTTTGTGTTCGGGGACGATCTCATAGTTCCCACCCAGAGTTATCAGGGTGTCGTCGGAGCTCTTGAAAACGCGGGCCTTCGGGTCAACGAGGACAAGAGCTTTGTTCGCGGGAAGTTTCGGGAATCGTGTGGTGTTGATGCTTATGATGGCATCGACGTCACGCCGACTCGATTCAAAACGGTACCGCCAACAAAGTCCAGTCACGCTCAGGAGATTTCAGCATGGGTAGCGTACTCTAACAATCTACATAAGATTGGGTACGTCAACCTTGCGGCCTTTTGTAGGGAGATCGTTGAATCCGTTATCTGTTTACCACAGACGCCGGAGGATTTTGGTTTCCTTTCGTTTAGAGGTCCTTGGTCTATCCCATCAGGGATGGAGCTCATTGTGAAGTCTGACGGTCGCCGCGTTATCAAAGGCGCGTATGTCCTAAAGCCCCTTCTAAAGGAGGAGCCAACAGACGGCCGTTTCCGGTTGACTAAGAGTCTCACGAAAGTGGGCCAAGTTAGCTGGACTGACGAGCGAGTATTCGCGGAGAGGGTCCGAGTGATTCGGACAGACGTCAACGTGAGTTGGTGTCTGTCGCTCGGATCTGCGCTCATGCTTTTGGCATGAGTGCAGGGGGGACTGGCAATGCAGAATTCTTCTGCAGGGGAC